TGAGAAAATCAACTTCTTCTATATTCAAAAATGGTACACTCTCTGATTCTTTATCTGCCATAGTGTACTTAATCTCTAATTTGGCTAAACCATCAGCTAAGGATGTGTGGTTAAAAGTGGGATCATTACTACCAAAAATATTATCATCCCCTAGAGTCATCAATCTTACATTATCCAGAAAACTTCCAAAAGCTCGATCTGAATTATAATAAACGTAACGAACATATAAAGAATTAACCAGACTATTGATAATAACGGTTAAGGGATGACCTGATGAATTTCCTCCAAAAAATTGAAACAAATCACCATTCAAATTAGTTATTGGGAATGCAACATCCGTTGCTATACCACGTGAAATGAGAATATCTTTGGTACTAAGAGGACAGACCAAGTTACGAAGATAATCCATAATATAGAAAGCTCTCTCAATCAAAATTGGTGGCATGCACTTATCAAATGAAGAATAATCTCCTGCTACTATACAGTTATCCCCAAATCTGGTTAAATACTTGTACAAAGCGGGCCAGGCACGATAATGATCCATACCAGCTGCACATTCTGATATAAAATTGCTTCTCATAATTGCTTCTGTAATACGTATATATTGTTTGCGGACTACAATACTAAAGGCCATATCACATGCGGTGAAAACGCGGGTTTTCCCCTCAGCTCTCTTGGCTAGTGTAATGGCTTCATCCTTTAGAGTACCATCGAATAATATTCCAACTCGATGACCTTTGCAATACTGGTCCTCAATATAATCTATTCTTTCCTGAACGGCTGGTGATACCATATAAATATTCTCATCAATCTCACTCATATATTTTAATTTCATTCCAGGAAACAAATGTCCACCGGAAGTATCTCTTTTTAAAGAATGTATCATATCATTGCCAGGTATACCATTAATGGCTACACATTGAGATTCAGTTTTAACATTTGATAACCAGTCTGTGGAGTAGGTTAATTTAAAAATGAAATCTTTGACAGCAACATCTAAGACGCTCTCTTGAAAATATGGGGGAATCCTACTTTGCTTATTAGCAGATATTGTGAATGGATTTTTCCAAACCTTGTCCTCATAAATGGGTTTCATTAAGGGTGGAAGATAAGGGCAATCTACATGCAAAGTCTGCATAACTTCATCTTTGATCATGGAAAATTGAGTTTTAGAAGTGGCTGAAATTCTGCGGTCAAAAGTTCCTAAAAAATTGCAATATCCAC